GGGTTACTCCTTCCCCTGCGCCGCCCGCAGCTCGCGGGCGACAGCCAATAAGACATGCTTGTGCGGCGACGTAAGGTCGCGGTACGTGTCGACGAGATCGCGCTCATCGTTTGAGATTGGTGCCAAATCACCGCTCTCGCCGTAGAAGTCAGCTATGTCGACATCGAACAGTCGGCAGAGCCTGATCATGGTGTCGGCGTCTGGCTGGCCGCGCTCGACCTCCCATGCGCTAACTGTCTTACCGCTCTTACCTATGGCATTGCCTATGTCTTCAACACTTAGGTCCTTCTCCAGGCGGAACTTCTTGATGTTATCCGCGATGCAGCGCCTTACAGGCTCCATGACTCCTCCTATTCCGGGAATCGCTCGGCAAGCCCCGACGCGACAATCATGAGGGCGTCTCGGCCATCGTCGCTCATCGAGACGTACAGCGATTCGAGCTGTTTTATATTCGCCGCCAGATCGGAGCCGCCGCCATCCCTGCCAACGAGCTGGTCGAGCGTGATTCCGTAGCAGTCGGCCAGCGCGCACAGCACGTCGGAATCGGCGTCGCGCACCTCGCGCTCGTAATTCTGATAGGTCTTTTTGGGGATGCCGAGATAATCGGCTACCTGTTCCTGCGTAAGGCCGTTCTTAAGCCTGTACTCCTTGAGCATCATGGCCTCGCTCCTTTCCTCGGTAAGAAGAAGATACCCAAAATGGGGACTTTTATCAATATATCTTCTTGCGGCATCCCCAATTTGGGGGTATAGTTCCCTTACGAGGTACCCAAAACGGGGACCTAGGGAAGAAAGGAGATAGAGATGAAGAACAACATCGCATCGGAGCGCGTGCGCCTCGGAATGTCGCAGCAGGACCTCGCCGACGAACTCGAGGTTTCGCGCGATTCGGTCAAGGACTGGGAGGCGGGCCGCACGCCCATCAAGAGCACCCTCCTGATCTCGATGGCCGACATCTTCGACTGCAGCCTCGACTACCTCATGGCCCGCTCGAACGAGCGCCTCATCAAGAAGGCGGTGGCGTAATGCCCCGCAACCAAAGGCTCGACATCATGCGCCGGAAGTTGCAGCGCCGCTTCAAGTCCTGGAAGGGACGTCGGGCGTAATGACGTGGACGAGCAGCGAAGTCCGCTACCTCGAGGAGCACGCCGGGGACGGGGCCGTGGCCATAGCCGAGGCGCTCGGTAAATCGGTAACGGCCATTGAGGTGCAGGCGCACCGCTACGGACTCTCACTCCGCAAGCGCTGGCTCTGCCCCAAGTGCGGCAGGGAGACCTTCAAGCCGCTGTCGAACCGGACCGGATGGTGCGTCTCCTGCACAAGGGAGCAGCGCGCCGCCGAGATCGCCGAGCAGGTGCGGGCGATGGAGGAGGAGGTGAGGAGGGAGGACAAGGCGAACAAGGAGCGCCAGCGGCTCTACAGCCGCAAATATCGCGCAAAAAAGCAAATCAACGAAAACCTTTTGAAAGTCGAGGACGAGGAAACGGAGGAAGAATGACCCCTCAAAACAGATACGCGGGCACCCCCAGCAACCACACCAAGAGCGCCCGCACGTCCAACAGGACTCCCCGCATCGTAGCACGCGAGGGCTACCGCCTGCCAGCGCAGGAGCAGGCCGACAGGCAGAAGAACGCCTTCATGGCCGGGATGCTGGTCGGCATCACCGTGACGGCGCTCGCGATGTGCGCGCTGCTGTGGCTCTGGATTATCCCGACCATGGACGGCGCGGTGCACAGCGCGCAGGCCGCATACGAGGCGGTGGGCGTGCATGCGTAACGACGAGCGCTACAGGCCGAAGCCCCAGAGCGGCCAGCTCGAGATATTCGGCCTCGGGGCCAAGGGCGAGGCGGACGCGGAGGACGCGCGCCGCTGGATTGTCGAGAACCCCGGCGCATGGAACTACATGGTCGAGAACGCCGTGAGGCTCTCCAAGAAGGGCTACGTGAGCGCCAACTACCTCGTCAACATGGTCCGCAACGAGCTGCACGTGGGCGTGCGCAACGGCCTCGCTCCGTCATTCGCCCGAATCATGGAGGCGCGCTACCCAAGCCTCAAGGACGCCTTCAACAAGCATCGCAGCCAGTCCGACGGGTTCACGGCATGAGCTGGGTCAGGCGCAAGGAGCGCTCCATGACCTTCCAGCTCGAGCTGGAGAAGATCGTGGGCAAGGAGCGCCACCGGACCGACCCGCGAACCGGACGCAACTACACCCCGAAGCAGACGAGGCTCGCCGAGGAGGCCGTACGCAAGGCCTACAGGGCCGAGCACGAGGACCACGGGGACTTCGACGGCATCGTGACCGTCGCCATCGAGACCTTCAGGCCCCTCGCCAAGAGCAACCCGAAGTACTGGGTGGGCCGCGCCGACCTCGGCAAGCCCGACTGGGACAACATCGGAAAGCTCGTATGCGACGCGCTCAACGGCGTCGCGTACACGGACGACGCCCACGTGGTGATGGGAGGCGTCAAGAAGGGATGCCGCACGCCATACGGCACACCGCCGCTGGCAAAGGTGCGCATCACCCACTTCACCGAGGAATACGTAAAGGAGAAAAGAAATGAACGATAAGTACTTCGACGGCAACCTCTTCGAGGAACTCCCGGCGGGCCACTTCCACAAGAAGGTGCTCGACCACGCCAACTGCATCGCGAACAACCTCATGTTCGATGCGGAGCACCCCGACCACCGAGGCGGCGTGAAGAGCGCCAACGCCTACCACATGATGATCGCGCTGTGCGAGGCCGGGCTCGCGAAGCTCGACGAGAAGGACGTGGCCGAGAGCCGCGAGTTCGTCGCCAAGGCGCTCACGCCCATCACCAAGGAGAACGAGCGCGAGATGTGCCGCGAGTTCATGGCCGCCATCTTCGGCATCAAATAGGAGGCATCTATGGAACCCATGGAGATCAGGGCCAACTTCAAGCAGGCGACGGTCAAGGGCGGCACGGCCGTGCTGCAGCTCGAGATTCTGACGAGCGACGCCAACGCCTTCCCCATCCTCAAGCTCTCCGGAAAGCCCGTCGTCCTGACGGTGGCCGACATCCAGGACGAGTTGCCGCTCGACTACGACGAGGAGGACGAGGGCGAGCCGCTCCCGTTCGACCGACCTGCGAACGTGGACGCGGAGACGGGAGAGGTCTACGAGGTAATCACGGACGAGGCGCGAATGATTGGAGACGGTGAGTAATGGAGTACACGCAGGACGAGAGGCTGGCCGTGCTCACGGCCATGCAGAAGCAAATCAAGCCCGCGCTCGACGAGGCCAAGGCCATCGCGCGGCAGGAGATCATGGATGGCTTCGCCGAGACCCATACCGACCGCCGCGCCATCATCGTCGGCGAGGAGAAGGTCGGCGAGATCGGCATCAGCTACAGCAAAGCGGCCCCGGTAATCCTCAAGGAGCGCATGGACGAGGCCGTGGCCTTCCTCGACTCAATCGGCATGGTGGACATCGTACCCAAGAAGGGCTGGGAGGCCCACTTCGCCAAGGCCGGGGACAAGGTCGTTTGCACCGACACGGGCGAGACGGTCGACTGGGCCATGTGGTGCCCCAAGTCGCCCAAGACCGCAGCGGTGCGCGGCTGCGACCCCGAGGACGTCATGCAGGCGCTCGGCCCGCGCGTCGAGGGAATGAGCGCGGCCGCCCTGCTCGGGGACGGTGAGCTGTGATGGCCGAGGAGATGACCATGGTCCAGGCGGTGCAGCCGGATACGTTCGACCCGTCCGCGATGTTCACCCAGCTGCTCGCGGAGGCGCAGTCCGAGATGGTCAACCCGACCAAGAGCAAGACGGGCCAGAAGGGATACCAGACCTACTCGTACTCCCCGCTTGACTTGGTCCTGAACATCATCAGGCCGCCGCTGAACAAGCGCGGAATCTTCTTCTACCAGCGCTCCGAGGTCGCCGCCAACGGCGCGGGCATGCTCCTGAACACCATCGTGGCCTTCTGCGGCGAGGAGCGCGTGCTCGACGTGAAGCCCTACGAGTACGCCAGCGACCCGCAGGAGTTCGGCAAGCGCGAGACCTACGCCCGCCGCTACTCCGCGCTCATGGCCTTCGGCCTCGTGGGCGAGGAGGACACCGACGGCGACACAGGCCCCAAGGAGACGAAGGAGAAGGCCCCGACGAAGCCGCGCCCGAGCAAGCGCAAGGTGATGCTCGCCAAGATAGCGAAGCTCAAGACCGAGTGCATGCAGAACGGCGTCAAGGAGGAGGGCCTCCGCGCGTACGAGGAGGCCAACTTCGGCACCGACGACACGACCAAGCTCACCGACAGGCAGCTCGAGGAGCTCGGCAAGCATCTGGCCCAGATGGCCAGGGACAGTAAGGAGATTGACTAGTGAGCAGCGGAATCAACACGGTCGCCATCAGCGGCAACCTCGGGCGCGACCCCGAGCTGCGGGCCACGCAGACGGGCACGCAGGTGCTCCGGTTCTCGGTGTGCGTCAACGAGCGCCGCAAGGTCGGCGACGAGTGGCAGGGCGTGCCCAACTGGGTCGACGTGACCGTTTTCGGCAAGCGCGCCGAGGCGCTCAACCGCTACCTGTCCAAGGGCACGCACGTGTGCGTCCAGGGCAGGCTGCGCCAGAGCAAGTGGGAGAAGGACGGCCAGAAGCACAGCCGCCTCGAGGTGATCGCGGACAACGTCACGTTCTCCGGCGGTGCCAAGCGCGACGACGTGCCCGACGAGGTATACGACGACGATTGCCCGTTCTAAGGAGTGAAGATGGAGCAGTATTCGATTCTCGACCTCGCACTCGAGGTCTACATCCCGGGTGCCCACGGCTACGGTTGCACCGAGGGCCAGTGCGTCTACACGGTCACCAACGGCCAGGCGCTCCTGGTCGAGGCGAAGGTGAAGCGCTCGCGCGGCAACGACGCCGCGCCGAAGGTCAACAAGAAGCGCCTGCAGCGCGTGTCCATGTGCTTCGCCGCCGACCATCCCGAGGTCGAGGCCATCAGCTTCGACGTGCTCGAGGTGATCGTGGGCAGCGAGGCCACCCTGACCTTCAGCGCGGCCAAGGCCGCCTATTCCTGGGAGCGCTGACATGGAGGAGGCCCAATTCAAGTGGCTTCCCAAGTTCACCGCAGCCTGTGCCAAGGCACCGGAGGAGCAGCGCGGAAAGCTCCTCTGGGCCTTGGCCCAGTACGGCACCTACGGCATCGAGCCTGATCTGGAGTGGCCGCTCGATGCCATCTTCGCCAGCGTCCGCGAGGACATCGACTACTCGAAACGGTGTATAGCGACTGGCAAAACGGGTGGACGAGGCAACAGAAAGCCCCCTTTAGACAGTCCGAAACCCCCCTTTAGCGAAAGCGAAACCAAAAACGACGAGCCGGAAGGAAACGACGAACCCCTTTCGGCAGAGCAAAAGGGGGATGGAGACAACGCCGAAGCCAAAGCAAGGCAAGGCAAAGCAAAGCAAGGCAAGGCAGTTAGTAAGAGATTCGTAAAACCCGCGCTCGCGGAAGTCGAGGAGTACGTCTCGGCCAAGGGCTACACGTTCAACCCCGAGGCGTTCTGGAGCTACTACGAGGCCGTCGGGTGGAAGGTCGGCAGCAAGCCGATGAAGAACTGGAAGGCCGCGTGCTCCACGTGGCAGCAGCGCGAGGCGAAGAAAGAGACCAGCCATGATGCGTACTCAAATCTCTGACGTGCTCATGCCCGACGGGGCGCGCGAGCAGATCGCCGCAATCATGCGCTCCCGCCTCCGCAAGGCCGGTCTGCGCGGCCCCTACGCCGAGGCCGACTGCGACCTCGGCAAGCGCATGGCCAAGCTCGCCGGGAAGGGCGAGGGCGCATACCTCTGGGGCGAGCCGGGCACGGGCAAGACCTACGCCGCCGCCTGCGCCGTGCGCCTGGCCGTGCTTGACGGGACGAGCGCCAAGCTGGTCACCACGAGCCGCCTGCTCGACGACATCCGCGCCGAGTACGACGGCGGCGAGCGCGGGGCGCTCCGCAGGGCCGAGCGGTACAGGCTCCTCGCACTGGACGACCTCGGGGCCGAGCGCCCGACCGAGTGGGCCATCGAGACGCTGACGCGCCTCATCGACACCCGCGTGGCCGAGGGCCTGCCCACAATCGTCACGAGCAACTACCGCATCGGCCAGATCAGGGACCTCTGGGGAGGCATGGCGGGCAAGCGCGTCGCATCGCGCCTCGCCGGTGCGTGCAGGCCCATCGAGGTCAAGGGACAGGACAGGAGGCTCGGATGATAGTGAGCGCATCGCAGCTCCGTGGAGTCCCGAAGGACCGCGCGGAGCTCTACGGCAAGCCCCACGTCGGCGCGCGCTACGTCGGAAACCGCTACGAGCTGACCGCCGAGCGCTGCGGAATCTGCGGGCGGCAGGCGACCAACTGCCACCACATCGTGCCGAGGCGCTGCGGCGACTTCGCCCTCGTCACGCCCAGGGGCACGTGGCGGCTCCGCTCGCCGCTGATCGCCCTCTGTGGCAGCGGCACCACGGGATGCCATGACGGGTTCCACGGCGGGGCGAGGTACAGGCCCGAGTGGGTGTGGGACGAGCCGGAGTTCGAGGAGGCGTGGTGGGACGGCACGCTGCTGTGCGAGCACGAACCGCACGACCCCACGCTCTACGGCTACGGCCACTGGGCGATAACGGACACCAAGACGGGACGAACCATCGAGATAACGGAGGGTTAGAGTGGAAATCACCAACTGCGAGCAGTACGTGCTCGCCGAGCTGGACTACGAGCAGCGCCGCAACGAGCGCCTCGTGGCCGAGAACAACAAGCTGGCCAAGCAGCTCGACGCCATGACCAAGAGGGCCAAGAGCTACAGGGAGACCATCGACCGCCCGAAGACGCCCACCGAGGCGCTCGCGGACAGGGTCATGCGCGAGGAGATGCTGACCCGCTTCTCCTATGCCGAGGTGACGGGCGTGGAGGACCTGTATACCGGAAAGACGCTCGACTTCGACGAATGGTGCCACAAAGCGGTGCGCCTGAAGACGCTGCCGGACGGCATCAGCGAGGAGACGCTCATCCAATTCATGCGCGACGACCTCAAGGCCATCTACGACGCGGAGGTGGCCAAATGTACCGAGTAGAGGCTGTCGTGTTCGACAAGAGCGACGGGGGCAGGCCGAGGCCGTCGAGCGGTGCCTTCTACGACGTCTGCGCCGGGAGCTTCGAGAAGTGCATGGAGTTCATCCGCGCCAACGCCGTGACCCCGCCGGACTGCCTGCCGACCTTCTACCGCATCGCCCGCGATGAATAGGGCGTGCGCGGGGCAGACGGTCCTCGACCTCTTCCCCGCGCCTCCGCGCGACCACGTCGAGGACACGCTCACGTGGATGTGCGACGTGCACGGGTGCATCAGGGTCGAGATAGAGGGCGAGGTCCGCGAGCTGTACCGCGACTTCGGCACCGTGGAGGCGTTCGACCGCTGCAAGGCGCTGGTCGACTTCCATGACGGGAAGAAGTGCCACGAGCCGCTCCTATGCACCACCCCACGGCAGATAGGCGTGTTCGACCCAAACGTGAAGGTCCACACGGTGTGGGACCGCTGCTGGGCGGCGACCCACGGCCTGCCGATGGAGCAGGTGTTCAGATTGAGAAGCTGGGACTACGGCCAGAAGAGGCCGGGGAGCTGGATGGAATGAGGAGACCGACCGGGGAGGACGCCATAAGGGCCGCAGCGCTGCTGTTGAGCATCCCGCTGCTCGTGGCGTGCCTCCCGCTTATCGCATACGACTGGATTAAGGAGAAGACGAGATGAACGAGATCACTGCCGAAGAGAGGCTCCGCATCGTCGAGGAGCTGAACCGCACGGCCAACGACAGCCTGGGCGGCGAGAGCCTCCAGCGCGCGCTGGCCAGAATCACCGGGGCGGAGGACACGAGCTGGCGCGGGGTCATGCGCCGCGTGGCCGAGCTGGCGTACCGCCCGACGATGCAGGTGCAGGTGGCTCCTGACGGCAAGTACCACTGCTTCGCCTGCGGCCACGACGGCAGGACCGACCCCACGTGCGGCCTGAACTACTGCGAGCAGTGCGGGGCGGAGGTGACCAACTGATGGACAGGCCCGACATCTACAGCGACGCGGAGAGGCCGGAGCGCTGCGCGAACTGCCTCCATGTCAGGACGACCGTGTTCCGCAGCGTCTACGGGACCGAGCGCATCGAGTACGAGTGCATGCGCAGGCCCGAGTTCATCCACCGCACCCAGGGCGAGGCGCGCTGCAACTACTGGACCGACGGCGGATACCGTTACGAGGTGAAGCGATGAGGCATTACGAGTTGAGCATCAGGCCGTTCAGGCAGGTGGCGTGCGACAAGGAGCAGGCACTCAAGCCGCTCGAGGAGGCCGCCGAGATTTACGGCGCGTGGCAGGAACTGACCATCCACGACGGGATGACGCCTGATGCCGACGCGCGTAGGGCGATGCTGCGCGACTACGTCATCGACGAGTGCGTGGAAACCATCCAGGCGGCCGTCAACATGCTCGCGGCGCTCACCATCGAGCAGGGGGAAATCGACATGGCCATCGACCGGATGGACGCCCGCAACGACATGCGCGGCAGGTTCTAGAAAGGAGGAGCAATGGCGAATATAGAGCTACCGAAAGACGCCTACGGGCGCGTCATTCCGCTGGACACCGGGACGCTCTACGGAAAGAACGGCATGGCGAAGTTCATCTACCACTACGACTACGACCCGCGCGGCAAGGTTTGGTACGTCGAGACGGACGAGGGGTCGCGCCGCGTCTCCGAACTCCTACTCGACCGGGACGACAGCTGGGAGAAGTTGCTGGCCGACCTCAAAAGGGGCGCGAGCAGAGTCCATCACCCGGAGTGCGCCTACTTCGGGAGGGACGAGAACGACTGCGATCAATGCGAGGCCGTCTGCTCCTTCGCCTGCAAGAAGATCGCGTTCGGGGACATCGAATCGCGCATCCATAAGTTAATGGGAGAGGACCAATGAGCTATACGAAGATAAGCAACAACGACCGACGCAAGACCGCGCGGCGACTGCGCGACGCGGCCAACTGCCGCAACGTGCAAATATCCCCGAGCGCGCTGGGGAGGCTGATTAAGGCCGAGGACAGGAGCTACCGGGGGATTCTGCGCACTCTCGCCGACCTCATCGAGCCAGCCAAGATTGACTCCGGCACGTCCGACGGGTGCCATTCGTTCGGTGAGCTGTACCACCACAGGGCCGTCCTGTTCTCGGTGATCGTGGCCATGTTCCCGGAGCTCGCGTGGAAGTCGAGGCTCCACGCCGACGGGACGATGCTCGAGGGCATGTTCATCGTCGGTATCGAGACGCCGGAGGGGCAGGCGACGTACCACTTCCGCGAGGGCAAGCACTGGGACCTGTTCCAATGCAGGGTGCTCGACCACGCGCCCGAATGGGACGGTCACACCCCGGCGCAGGCAATCGAGCGCATCAACGGCCTGAAGCGCGTGCTGGTGACAGAGAGGTTCGGTGACGGTTTCGGGGTGGGCGAATGATTGACCGAGACCCGCTCAAATGCTGCCCGTGCTGCGGCACAACCGAGCATCTGGCGCATTCCGCGTACCGTGCCCAGATTGGCGGCATATGGCAGTTCGTTTACTGCGCCTCGTGCGGGGCGCGCGGAGGCGGCGACCCGATGGATGCCAGCGGCGCGCGCGACCAGTGGAACCGTGGGCCTATCCAGATACGGGCGGAGGTGGCCTGATGGACACGATTGAGGACATCCTCGCGGACTGCAACGAGGTGTTCCGCTACGACGAGACGAGGCCGCAGGACCGCGCCCACGCGTACCTCAAGGAGCACAGGGTCTGCCGGGGTTACGACGACACGGCCATGGAGCGCGCCGCCCAGGACATGATCGAGCGCGCCTACACGGTCGGGCGGATGGAGAGCAGCGAGGCGGTGGCGAGGGAGACCGCGCGCATCATCGCCGGGGGAATAGCGAAGGAGCTGGAGACTGATGTGCGATAACGAACCTGGCAGCGGCTACAACCTCCCCGCCGGGTGCACCGACGCGGCAATCGACAGGCACTTCGGCGAGGGCAAGCCCACGTGCGCCGAGTGCAAGCGCATGGTCGAGTGCTGCTGCGACTACGGCATCTGCGAGGTCGAGTTCGACCGGGCGTACGCCGAGGAGTTCGGCACCGGCGACGCCGAGAACTCTAGCTTCGGGGCGATGTGGGCGCTCGAGTGGATACCGAACCACATGAGGGACATGCAGGAGGCGGCGTGCGAAACCTTCGAGAGCTACTAGCGCTGGCCCTTTTGGCGGCGGCCCTGCTGGCGGCATGGGCGTGGACGGTCCGCGCCCTCGCCGCAGGGCTCCTCCTGCTCGCATTCATGGCACTATAGGAGGGACACATGATCGACTGGAAGAGGGCGGGCGGATGCCTGCTCATCATCGCGGCATGCCTCGTCATAGACGCGGCGGCGGTGGCCGTGATGTTCAAGATGCTGCTGGCGCTGTCGGCGGCGATTGGAGTGGGATAGATGGACAACGGTAAACAGTACGACCAGCACAGGGTCGAGCAGGGAATCACGGCGGCGCTCAAGGCCTTCGAGCTGCTGGGCCTCACGCCGCTGGAGATATTCCAGGCGGCCCGCAGCATCAGCCTGGGCGTGGCCGCCAAGGCCAAGGCCGAGAGCGGGAGGCGCGAGCTGTGAGCGTGTACTGCCCGCACTGCGGCCGCACGCATCCCGAGGGCCAGCGCTGCCCGTGCAGGCCGAGGCCAAAGCGCAGGCCTACGGAGGGCGACGCCACGAGGGCCGAGCGCGAGCCATGGCGCACCGAGTACTCGTCGAGCGCGTACCGCAAGGCGAGGCAGAGGGCCATCGGCAGGCAGCTCGGAAGGTGCGCCGACTGCGGCAGGGTGTGCGCGGAGTATCGCGACGGCCGCTGGTACACGGCGGGCATGGGCGGCGAGGTGGACCACGGCCGCGCGCTGTGCGAGGGCGGCGGCAGCGAGGTGGAGAACCTCACGCTAAGGTGCAAGAGCTGCCACAAGAAGCGCGATGATGCACGCAGGGCGGCGAACAGATAGCTTTTATGCACAAGGGTGTGGCCTCGGACGGGGCTGCACCCCTTTTTATGCACGGCCCCCTACCCCCTCGGAAAATCGGGTTTCTTTCCCCCTACCCCGCGCGCCCCTACCCCGCGCGTTTCGCCACGAAATTGGAGGCCGGTGGGGTTCAGTGCAACGCCAAGGCGAGGTGAAATCGCAACGCTAAATCTCACGGCACGCCTATGCTCCCCATCACGACACGCCGGAAGGGGACGCGACAATGCGCGAAAACGAACTGAAAATCGAGGAAATCGAGATTGACTCGCTCGTTCCGTACGAGAACAACGCGAAGAAGCACACGAGGGAGCAGATAGACGCCGTCGAGGCCTCAATCAAGGAATTCGGCTTCAGAAACCCCGTTATCGTCTGGCGAAACGCGGACGGCCTGCCGGAGGTCGTGGCCGGGCACGCGCGAATTACCGCAGCGAAGAACCTCGGGATGAAGAAGGTCCCGTGCGTCGCGTGCGACGACCTAAGCGATGCCCAGAGGCGCGCGCTCACGCTCGTCGACAACCAGACGACCATGATGACCGGGTGGGACGAGGACCTCCTCGCCTACGAGCTGGACGTCCTCGCGGACGAATTTGACATGGGCGACTTCGGCTTCTCCGAGGAACTCGAGCCGGACGGCCTAAGCGCCGTAGAGGAGGACGACCCCGAGCCGGAGGTCACTATCTGCAGGGCAAAGCGCGGCGACGTCTTCGTTTTGGGAAACCACCGCGTGATGTGCGGAGACTCGACATGCCCTGAAGACGTCGAGAAGCTATGCGGGGGGGGTCTCGCGGACATGATCTTGACCGACCCGCCCTATAACGTCGCGCTCGGCCAGCACATGAGGCCATCGGAGAAAAAACAGCTCCAGCGCAGAACGGACGGCCTCGTAATCGACAACGACGAGTTCGAAGACGAGAAGCAATTCGAGGAGTTCCTGCACACAGCGCTGAACGCGGTCGTGCCCCATCTGAAGGAAGGCGGCGCGGTCTACACGTGGCTCGCGGTGATGCACATGCCAGCGTTCGCCTCGGCCCTCGCGCGCGCCGGAATCATGTGCAAGCAGATGCTTATATGGGTCAAGAACACATTCGTGCTCGGCCATCAGGACTACCAGTGGCGTCACGAGGGATGCCTCTATGGATGGAAACCCGGAGCCGCGCACTACTTCACGGACAGCCGCTCCGAGTCGACGGTCTACGAGGACCTCGGCAAAGACCCGCACAAGATGAGCAAGGCAGAGCTCATCGAGATGGTCGAGGCGATGTCAGGCGACAGCGTGGCGACGGACGTGCTCCGCTACGACAAGCCGTCGCGCAACGAGGACCACCCGACCATGAAGCCGGTAAAGCTGTTCGCATACCAGATGCGCAACTCGAGCCGCAAGGGCGAGACGGTGCTCGACCCGTTCGGCGGCAGCGGCACCTCCGTGATAGCGGCCGAGCAGATGGGTCGCAGGTGCCTGTGCATGGAGCTAGACCCGCACTACTGCGACGTGATCATAACGAGATGGGAGAACATGACGGGCCGCGAGGCGGTCCTCGAGACGGGGGAAGTTTGATAAAGAGATGCGAGTCATGCGGGCGCGAGTTCCAGGCGAAGAGGAGCACCGCCCGATTCTGCTGCTCGACGTGCCGCAGCCACGCATACAGGGGCTACGCCTACGTGGGCGAGCTTCAGCCTCCTGCACCAAACGCCGCCATGAGCGACGACGAGGTGCTCGAGGTCATCCAGCGAGCGCACGTCGCCGCCTCGGACATGTCCCGCGCATCCCTCATGACCGCCGCCCCGCTGTGCCTGTCCCTGAAAAAGGCAGCCAAGAAGATGGAGGACGCGCTGCGGGGTGAGGGCCTGTGAAGGGTGCCAAGCCGAAGCACGACGCCATCCGGCGCGGGATAACCGACGCATACGGGCTCGCGGCGAAGACCGACGCCGCCGGAGTCCTCATGCCCGAGGACATCGCCCTCGACCCCGTCCAGAGCGAGATATGGGCGTGGCTGTGCCCGCCGGTGAACAGCTTCTCCGAGCAGGACATACCGACCCTGCGCCTCCTCACCTACTGGCACGCCGTGGCCGAGCAGGCGCAGCAGGCCATCCACAGCGAGGACGGCCGCATAAACATCTTCGACAAGATCGGCGTGAAGCCCTATAAGACACCGGATGGGAGGGAGGTCCCGCTCGTGCGCAAGAACCCGGCACTGACAATCCTCAAGGAGGCATCGAGCGAGATTCGCGCCCTGTCCGACATGCTCGGCCTGTCGCCGCTCGCGCGCTCGCGCATCGGCCTCATGGACGCAACGACGGTCAAGACCGCAGCGGACACGGCGTCGATGTTCCGCTCAATCGACGCGGCCTACGAGCTGCCAGCGGAGGTAGTCGATGTATCGGACGCCGACTAGCTACACGCGCGAGGGCCTCGTCATGGCGCGCGACTATGAGCGCTGCTTCACCTCGATGTGCCGCCACGTCGCCAACGACTCCTACTACGCGCAGCCCTTCTATCTGGAGGAGTTCCAGCGCGAGAATATCTGGAAACCGCTCTTCGCCTCGGGCAAGATGACCGCCAGGGGCTTCAAGCGCAAGTACCGCCGCGCCATCATCGGCCTGCCCTCTGGCTACGGCAAGTCCGAGACGTGCGCCGGAATCCTCCTCACCGTGGCCACCATGGAGCCGGTACACAACGGCCAGTACGGAATGGTGGCGTCGTCGAAGGACCAGATCCGCAACGTCTACGAGAAGATCTGCACGATGATCAAGCTCAACTCGACGTGGCGCGAGCAGTGGGACATCGGGAAGAACATCATCACGCACAAGGAGACCAACGCGAAAATCATGATTCTGCCGAACACGGCGGACGCGCTGGAGTCGTGGCACTTCAACTTCCTGATATTCGACGAGCTGCACACCTACCCGGACTCGAAGGTATGGGACGCCGGGGTCAAGGGACAGAAGGTCCTGTGGAACCCGCTTACCGTGGGAATCACCACGGCCGGGGACAAGCGCGAGGGTTTCCTCTGGGAGATGTACAGCGACAAGGCGCGCCGAGACCCCGGCATGTACCTGTACTGGCTGGGCCTCGACGACAGCGACGACATCGAGAAGCGCGCCGACTGGGAGAAGATCATGGTGGCCTCGTGGGTCAACTGGGAGAGCATCGAGGACCAGAGGGGCATGGCCGCATCCGCCCGCCAGTTCGAGCGCTACACGGCCAACCGATTCCCCAAGGACAACGACGCCTACTCGGTCTTCAAGGCCCCGCAGCTCGACCGCTGCGAGCGCGGCACCAACAGGTTCGACTTCAACAAGCCGTGGACGCTCGGAATCGACGGCGCAACGGCGGGCGACAGTTTCGCGATAGTCGCGTACCAGAAGCGCAAGACCAAGAAGGGGAAGACCGTCTGCCTCACCAAGGAGTGGGTGTTCGACACCCCCGACGAGGAGACGGGCCACTACGACTTCGAGCAGATAACCCAGCTCATCGCCGGGCTGTGCTCGGAGCACTGGCCGCAGGTCGTCGGAATCGACCCCAACCGCCTTATCGTCATGAACTCGCGCCTGCGCGACGTGTACGGAATCGAGACGGTCTCGTTCCCCCAGAACAACGCGACGATGTGCCAGGCCACGTCAATCGTCGTGAACGAGGTCAAGGCCGGGGAGCTGCGCCTGCGCGGCTGCCCAAAGCTCCGCTCGCATCTGGCCAACACCGTCGAGATGGAGCGCGAGCCGTACGGCATGCGCTTCGGCAAGGACTCCAAGAAGTCCAAAATCGACGCGGCCATCGCGCTGGCCATCGCGGCCCTCGCATACGACAAGCTGGTGAGCGGCACGGAGTCCTACGTGCCCGTCAGCTAATCTCACGCGGCCCATACGATGCCCCCGACAGAAAGGGGACGTATGGGACGTTTCTACGACATGTTCTACAAGAGGGAGCCGGTGCAGGACGTCGTGCACGTCACGCTGCCGCCCGGCTTCGCCACGCCGCACGGATACGGCGCGCTCATGTCCATCGACTTCGCCGCCTGCGAGCAGACCAAGGCGCGCAGCATGGCCAGCCTCCCGTTCTCGGTGATGCAGGCCGGGCGCGACGGCCACAAGCGGCTCGACAACCACCCGCTGGCCAAGATTCTAAACGGCATGGCCAACGAGGAAATGACCGCAGCGAAGCTCATGGACTGGACCGTGCTGCGCCGCGACACCTTCGGCAACGCCTACTGGTACGTCGAGTGGTTCAAGGGAAAGCCGGTGGCGATCTGGCCCATCACGGCCAGCGTGATGCACGACTACGACAAGCACGCGCCCAGGGGAAGGCGCACGCGCTACTACGTCTCGCCGGGTGACGACCACGTGCCCGCCGGGTGGTACTTCCCAGACGAGGTCGTGAACATCTCCACGCACATGACCAAGGACGGCGTGAAGGGCATCTCCCTCGCGCGCCTCGCGGCCGAGGAGATCGGCCTGTCCATCGACCTCGAGCGCTTCTACCGCTCCATGCTCCACAACGGAAACCACCAGCTCGGCCACGTCGAGGTGCCCGAGGGCCGCATGGACGAGAAGGACCTGAAGGCACTCCGCGCCGCCGTGGACGCCAAGAGCGGCGTTGCCGAGGCGGGCCGCGCGCCCATCTTCGGCTACGGGGCCAAGTGGGTGACGGACCAGCAGACGATGAAGGACGCATCCGTTATCGAGCAGCAGAAATGGGTGCTCCATCAGGTCTGCCGCGCCTGCAACGTGCCCCCGTGGAAGGTCTACGACAGCGAGGGGGCCACGTACAACGGCGGCCAGCAGATGCGAATCGACTACGTGACCGACACCATCACGCCGGACGTGCGCGACCTCGAGATGGCGCTGCAGCCGGTCCTCGACGCCTGCTACCAGCGCAACGCCAAGGCCAAGTTCAAGCTGAACGGCCTGATGCGCGGAGACGACGCCGCCCGCACGCAGTACTACCGCGAGCTCGGCTACTTCGGCGCGATCACCCGCGCGGACGTGCGCGACCTCGAGGACATGGAACCCGTCGAGGGCATCGACCAGCCGCTGTTCCCGCTCAACTACGGCACCGTCAACGGTGACGGCACCGTGAACGTATTCAACGCAGACAAGCCGAACGGCACAGCCGACGGCACGCAGGAAGGGGCAACGAATGTTCCGAATCAAGAATGAGGCCGAGAAGGCCACCGTGTACCTCTACGGCACCATCGGCAGCGACTTCTGGTCCTCCGAGGAGTCAAACACGGCCAAGAACTTCGCCAGGGAGCTTGACGGCCTGAAGGGCAAGCCCGTCGACATCCGCATCGACTCCCTGGGCGGCGACGTCTACGAGGGCTTCGCCATCGCCTCGGCCATCCAGCGCTACAAGGGCGAGACCACGGCGCACATCGACGGCATCGCCGCATCGGCGGCCTCCTATATCGCAATGATGGCCGACAAGGTCGTCATGAGCAGCTTCGCCCAGCTGATGATCCACGACGCATGGACCTATGCGCAGGGCAACGCGCAGGAGCTGGCCGACGTCGTCGCGCAGCTCGCCGCGCTCGACTCCACCATCGCCGGAATCATCTCCGCGCGCTCCGGCATGGAGCTGGCCGACGTCAAGAAGGCCATGGACGAGGAGACGTGGTACACGGCCGACGAGGCGCTCGAACTCGGCCTCGTCGACGAGAAGGTGGCCACCGAGAAGCGCGTGGCCGACGCGCTCGACCGCACGCTCATGGGCCGCTTCAAGCACGCGCCCGACGACGCAATCGAAAAATCTCACGCCGTGGATACAGTCGCCCGGAGCGAGGAGGGCTTCGTCCTCCTCGGCAACCACGTCTACCGTAAGGAGTAAGCATGCCGCTCAATTCCAAGCAGCTCTGGCAGGAGCGCAGCCGCCTCGCCGAGGAGCAGCACAAGGCCGCCGATTCCGGCGACCAGAACAAGGCCCTCATCATCGAGGGCCAGATTCAGCAGCTCGACCTGACCCTCGAGCACGTCATCGAGGAGGAGGACGCCGCCCGCAACGCGCCCGCCCCCAAGGTCCCCACGCCCAAGGCGTCCTTCGCCGAGCGCATCCTCGGCCCGCGCGACGAGTTCCGAGGCCTCTACCGTGGCTTCAAGAACGAGGCCACCGTCGTCACCGTCGGCGCGCCCACCGAGATCGAGCTGACCCTCGACCCGAAGCCCGACAGCCTGTTCGGCAGCTTCGCCGACACGCTGCGCGAGACCCCCGCCACCGGCTCCGTCACCTACAAGCAGCGCTCCACACAGACGGGCATGCCCGCCACATGGGGCGGCGTGGTCGACGGCACATCCGCAGCCAAGGCCAAGGTCCTGTACTCCTACAAGGACGCCGTGGCCAACAAGGAGACCCTCGCCGGATACGTCCCCGTCTCGGAGGACACGCTCAAGGACTACGACGAGCTTTTGAGCATCATCCAGCACGACCTCCTGCTCGACCTGAACAGCGTCACCGACGACCACATGTTCAGCGGCAACAACTCCACCGGCATCGTCGGCATCAAGAACACCACCGGCATCCTCGAGTTCGAGGAGCACGTCGGCGGCCTGTACTACGAGGCCATCCGCAAGATGCGCACCAAGGTCATGCTGACCGCCAAGCGCGTCCCGACCCACGTGCTCGTCTCCCCGATCATCAAGCAGGAAATCGACCTGTACAAGACCGAGACCGGCCTGTACCAGTCCATCACCGGCGACGTGCTCTGGGGCATGAAGGTCGTCGAAGACCCGAACTGCGACGGCCTGCTCGTGTACGACTCCTACGCAGCCGAGCGCCGCTCCATCCACGGCACTACGGTCGACGTCGATCGCGTCAACGACCAGTTCATCCACAACGAGCTGTGCATCCGCGCCGAGCACACCAAGGCGCTGCAGGTCCGCTACCCCGACGCCTTCTGCTACGCCTCCAAGACGAACCTCGACACCGCAGTGGCGTAAGGAGGAGCCATGGAAACCTACACCTCACCAAAGCGCGTCGTGCGAGACGGCCACCTGGTCGCCTTCGAGGGCGAAGTCATGTCCGCCGACGAGGCCGTGCGACGCGGCCTCGCCATCGAGGCCGTCAAGGCCCCAGAGCCGCAGGCCGAGGACCTGACCGTCAAAGAGATCAAGGCCAAGCTCGACGCCGAGGGCATCGAGTACCCCAAGGCGGCCAAGAAGGAAGAGCTTCTGGCGCTCCTCGAGGCCGACCTCTACGACGACGAGGAGGAGTAGCGGTGCTCGTCCAGCCCTACAGCACGCTGCGCGTCGCCTACACGGACGAGCTGGCACTTGAGACGGAGGCCGCGCCCGACCGCGCGGCCCTCCTTTTGGGCAGCGGAACGTCCCACGAGTACAGGCTCGAGGACGGAAAGCTGAGGCTCCCGCGCATCGCGGCCCCAGATTCCGTGCGAATCAACTGGTATCGCGGTGACGACCTGCTGTTCACCACGTTCCTCGCGGTGGTCACGCGCCACTACTTCAGGCTCGAGCAGCTAAAGGGCATGGACGACACCGACGACTTCTCCGACGTGACCGAGGAGGAGTTCTGGGCCGCGCGGCAGGCGGCCACCGAGACGTTCGAGCGAAACGCGAGGCGCAGCTTCGTGCAGCAGATGGGCGTCACGGAGACCTTCGGCGGCGGCTTCGTCTGGCTCGACCACAACGACGTGGCCGAGGTCCTCACCCCCGGCTGGTCGCTCGTGAGCGACTGCCAGGCGGTCGGCCCCGAGGGGCGCGCGACCATCCGCTACCGCTACGGCCTCACCGAGGTGCCGGAGCGCGTGAGCGAGGCCGTCCTGCGGCTCGCGGCCTACTACCTGCGGCCGTCGGCCACGCCCGAGAGGGCCACGGGCGAGGCCACCGACGCGGGCTTCATCCGCTACACGCTCGCCGGGCGCGACGGCGCGACGGGCCTGCCGGAGGTCGACGCGGCCATAGAGCAGTTCGGCCGGTGCAGGGCGGTGGTCATGTGATCGCCATGCCCTACGCCGAGGCCGCAGCGGCCCTGTTCGAGCGCGCGTCGCTCGTGCTGTCCGAGAGCGCGCTGGCCATGTACGGCGACGGCGGCAAGGTGCCCGAGGTCCACGACCACATCCCGCCGAAGCGCCCGCCGTTCCTCGCGTGGTGCGACCCGCTGGCCGATATGGACAGCACGACGGGCGGGGCCACGAGCGCCGAGTACGCCAAGCAGTTCACGCTGCACGTCTACCTGTTCGCCACGCACGCCAAGTTCGACGTGGCGCGCGAGAGCGTGCAGCGCTGGGTCAACTCGCTTTGCTACGGCATCGCCGCCGACGCGACTCTCGGCGGCGCGGTCGACTGCGCGATTCCGCGCATGAGCGACGCGGGCTACGACTCGACCCCCGACAAGAAGTACGTGGTGGCGGCCCAGGTCGATGTGACCTGCAAGGTCTTCTCGGCCTGCCCAAGAGAGTTCAAGGAGCTGGTGCGCAATGCTTCGCGCGGCTAAGGGTTTCGAGGCCACCTACAACGGCCTCACGTATCGAGCGAAGAAGGGCGAGCAGGTCGAGGGCCTGCCAACGTCCCTCCTGACCATCCTGAAGCGGGACGGAATCGTGAAGGAGTCCCGCACGTCCAAGAAGGAGACGGCAGATGATTAACACATCCATCGGCCTCCTCGGCGTCGCCCGCCAGGAGTCCAAGACCAAGGCCGCGCCGACGCCGACGTTCCGACACGGCCTCACGGGCGGCGGCCTCATCAAGCCCGAGCGCACCGTCGAGCAGAAGAACGTGGCCTGCGGCCTGCGAGCCAACACCACCAACGGGGCCTACGTCTCCGAGGTCAACATGGCCGTCGACTTCGAGACGCTGGCCTACGCCGACTCTCTGGTGCTCTACATCCTCGCTGCCATGGGCAACATCGTCACCACCTCGGCCGAGAAGCCCGGCTACTACAAGCACGTGATCACCCTCGGCTCCGAGATTCCCTTCCTGACCTTCTGGGGCCAGGTGGGCAACACGTCGGCCGCCACGGTGCACAAGGCCACCGGCTGCAAGATCGACACGCTGTCGCTCTCCTTCGAGGGCAACGCGCCGCTCGACATCGGCATCACGGCCGCCGGTATCGACGCCGCCCTGTTCGGCGGCTGGTCCGGCGAGACGGAGCCCTCGTGCTTCGACGGCTACTTCATCCCGACCAACGGCGTGTTCAAGTTCTCCCCCAACGACCAGACCCCCATCGAGGTGCTGGTGACCAAGGGCGAGTTCGAGCTGTCCAACAGCCTCACCTCCTACCGAGGCGCGGGGCGCGTCATCGCATCCGAGGTCGCCGAGTCCAAGCTCAAGACCACGGTGAAGCAGACCATCATCCCCGAGGACTACACCGAGATTCGCAAGGTCCTCACTGGCAGCGAGAACGGCACGACCGTGACCAACAAGGTCGTCTACGGCTCCGCCGCGTGGGACTTCACCCACTCGCAAGACCCCAACTGCACCATGAGCGTCGTCTTCTCCAACGTCCCGTGGAACTGCGAGACGCCCGAGATCGACCCCGAGGGCAGCGCCGCCGAGGTCGAGTTCAGCGCCGACGACATCGGCGTGGCGGCCAAGGACGGCTCCCCCGTGACCATCACCATCGTCAACAAGGTTCAGACCTACGCAGCAGCCTAGGAGGCACTAAATGCTCAAGTTCCACTTCACCCTCACCGACGGCGACAACGACCCCATCGAGTTCGACGCGGGCCGCACATCCAACTGGAAGTCCATCGACGCCATGGCATCCATCCCCGACTCCCCGCACAAGGCGGCCTACAACGACTTCGTCTGGTGCGTGATCGCCGCCGAGCAGGCGGGCAAGGCCAAGGAGGTCGGCATCGAGGGCATGGAGCTGGCCGAGGCCGCCGAGTACATCGCCGACACCTACGACGCCGTCGTAATCGACGACAACACCAAGCTCCTCGCCAAGGAGAAGGACGCCCCTTTAGCATCTGCGCCCGCCAAGTAGCAAGCGCCGCGAGAATCACCGGGGCCTCCCCATACGACATGGCGCGCCTCCTGGACGAGTACCCGTTCGTCTTCGAGGAGTGGCTGGCCCTGTTCGACCGACGCGGCGAGGGCTTCGCGGCCAAGCGCGAGAGGACGAGGGGCGAGCGCGTGCAGCGCCTGTTCGACCGCATGGGGAGGAAGAGATGAGCAGCCTGAGCATCAGGGTCGAGGGCCTCGCGGAGACGCTGAAGGGCCTCCGCGAAATCGACCGCGAGCTGCCGAAGGAAGTAAAGAGGGGGCTGCGCGAGGACGTGCGGCCCCTTTTTGCCGCCTATCAATCCTACGCGCGCGGGCTCGGCGGCTCCGGGCAGTACGCCGCCAACGCATCGATGCGGACCATATCGGCGGGCGTGAAGATCGCCAACAGCGACCCCGGAGCAGGCCCCATCGAGTTCGCAAACCCCGGCGCGTTCTACCTGAACGGCCCCAGGGCGGGCAGGCGCATGGGCGTGCCCCATGCCGGTAAACCGCGTGCGCTCATGCGCGCCGTCGACGAATACGAGGACGAGGTGCGCGACCGCGTGGAGTCGCGCATCGAGAAAGTAATCCAGAGGTACCTAAATGGGTAAGGCATCAATCTCCATCGCCGTCACAGGCTCCTACAACGGCTCCGCGCTGGAGAAGGCCGAGCGCCGCCTCGACAGCCTCTCCAAGAAGGCCGTGGCCGCCGGGGGCAACCTAGAGACTGTCGGCGGCAAGCTCGTGAGCAGCGGCTCCAAGCTAGCAAAGGCCGGAGGCGAGATATACAACTACGGCGAGCGCGTCGAGCAGGCCGGGCAGAAGATGATGCCCATCTCCGCAGCCATCGCCGCCGTCGGCGTGGCCACGGGCGCTGCGGCCGTCAAGATCGACACGTCCCTCACGGGCGTGCGCAAGACCGTGGACGGCACCGAGGAGCAGTACCGCCAGCTCAAGGAATCGGCCATCGAGTTCTCCAAGACCAACGCGGTGAGCGCCGACCAGATTCTCGACATCCAGGCGCTGGGCGCGCAGCTCGGCTTCTCAATCGACGAGCTGGACGAGTTCTCGCGCGTGGTATCCGGTCTGGACATCGCCACCGACATGAACGCCGAGCAGGCGGCCACCGAGCTGGCGCAGTTCGCCAACATCGTGAAGATGTCCCACAGCGACGTCAGCCGCTACGGCTCGGCCATCGTCAACCTCGGCAATAACCTCGCCACAACCGAATCAAGCGTCTCGTCCATGGGGCAGCGCATCGCGGCCGCATCCAACCAAGTCGGCATGAGCACGCCGGACATCCTCGGATGGTCCGGTGCCATGTCCTCCCTCGGCATCGAGGCCGAGGCCGGTGGCACGGCGTTCTCCAACACCGTCGCATCCATCGACAAGGCCGTGGCAACGGGCGGCGACGCGCTCGACTCGTTCGCGTCCATCGCCGGTATGAGCGCCGACCAGTTCGCGCAGAGCTGGAAGGCAAGCGCCACCGACACCATGCTGGCCCTCCTCGAGGGCACCAACAGCGCCGAGAACATGACCGTGGCCCTTGAGTCCATGGGCGTGACCGGCATCCGCCAGACCGACGTGCTCAAGCGCCTCGCGGGCAACACGGACCTCGTGAGCCAGGCGCTTCAGGTATCCAACGACGGCTGGCGCGAGAACACCGCGCTGCAGGCCGAGGTCAACAACCGCAACGACTCCATGGCCGCGAAACTGGAGATCCTGCAGAACAAGATCACGGCGGTGGCCGAGGACATCGGCACGCAGCTGGTGAACGCGGCAACCGACGCGGTCGACGCCGCCGAGCCGCTGTTCGAGGCCGTCGAGAACGTCACTCAGGGCTTCGCCGACATGGACGAGGGCGCGCAGCGCAACGTCATAGCGCTCGCCGCCGTGGCCGCAGCAGCCTCGCCCGTCCTCACGACGAGCGGGCGAATCGTCAAGACCGTCGGCAACGCCGTCACGGCCGTGGGCAAGGCCAAGCAGGAGTGGGGCGTCTACGCCGACGCGCTGACCACCACGAACGCCTCGGCGCTGAAGACCTACAGCAGCAACGAGAAGCTGAACAAGGCCCTCGAGAAGAACCCGGCGGCCAAGGCGGCCGGAGGCGTCGAGAAGTACGTCGAGGCCGTGCGCGACGCCAACAGCGACACGTCCAAATACAACGCGGCCGTCCGCAAGCTGTCCAACGAGCAGAAGAAGGGCAGCAAGGCCAACGCCGAACTCGTCGAGAGCCTCAAGAAGGAAGTCGTCGAGAAGCGCAACGCCATGAACCAGTCGAACGGTCTGGTGAACGGCTACAAGCAGGAGGCCGCAGCGGCCAAGACGACCGAGGCCGCCACCAAGGCGCAGGCCGCAGGCCTCATGACGCTATCGAAGGCGGCAGACGTGGCCAAGTTGGCACTCGCCGCCGTCGGCCCGGCGCTCGTTATCGCTGGCATCACGGCCTTCGTCCAGAGCATGGAGGACGCCAAGAAGCACGCCGACAACCTGAAGGCATCGACCACCGAGCTGGAGGCCGCCGCAGCGGGTGCCAAGAACGAGGTCAAGGAGGAGGCCGGGGCCTTCGACGTCCTCACGGGCTCCACGGGCAGCGCCAAGGCCGACATCGACAAGATGCTCGAGAGCCAGGCGCAGCTGGCCACCACGCTCAAGGACACGAACACCTCGGCCGCCGCGCAATCGGCACAGCTCACGGCCGCGTACGACACCATCAGGGAGTACGCGAACAAGAGCGACCTGAGCACCGAGGCGCAGGGCCGCCTGCGCGCTGCGGTCGATACGGTCAACTCGATGTGCGGCACGCAGATAAGCGTCGTCGACCAGGCGAACGGCAAGCTCGCCGACGAGCACGGTGCCATCAGCGACGTCACGGGTGCGCTCGGCGAGTATGTCGAGAAGAAGCTCGAGCAGATCAGGGTGGACGCGCAGCAGTCGAACCTCACGGCCCTATACGAGCAGCAGGCGCAGGACATCCAGACCCTCGCCGTGGCCCAGAAGGACTACAACGACGAACTCAACCGCTGCATGAAGAACAACCCGCAGATGACGCGCGAGCAGGCCGAGCTGACCGTCAGCTACACGAAGCAGGGCAAGGCACTCGACGAGGCCAAGGCCGCGCTCGGCGCGGTGAACAACTCCATCGACACCGTCACGGAGAGCCTCGGCGCATCCGTGGCCGTGGCAGACGGGGCCACGGCGAGCGTGAAGGACCTCGCGGCGGCGTCCCCGGCCGTCTCCTCCGCGTTCGTCGGCCTCGGGAAGGACCTCGGCCAGTTCTGCGACGACCTCCAGAGCGCCGGAATCAGCGTCGAGGACTTCCAGAGCCTAAGCGACGAGCAGCTGATCAAGCTGGCCGCTTCGTGGGACGGCACCACCGGGAGCATCATCAAGGCCCTCGGCGACATGGGAGTGAAGTGCAAGACCGAGGGGCAGGCGGCGGCCGACAACTGGGCCAGCGGCCTAAGCGCGGGCGCGCAGGGAGCCATCGGCGCGGCCCAGCAGGTCACCGGCTCCACGCTCGAGGAGTTCAAGCGCAACTGCGACGACTACGGCATCGCCGGAGACGCCGCCGTGACGGCCTTCGCCAACGCGCTCGCCCAGGGCGACACCTACGACGTGGCGGCGGCAAAGGCCAGGGAGGCCGTGGGCGGCCTCGA